CCTTTACAAATCGCTAGTGATGATTGCGGTCATATTATTCCTAGTTGTTATCCTTTAATGACCGAATAACGCTCATAGAGCAGGAAAGAAACCAACCAATGAATAAGATACCTACAAACCTAATCAACGATTTTGCAACCCTTACAAACCGGATCGAACAGGCCGTTCGTGACGATGAGCGGGCAACCGTTTTGCGAGAGATCAACGAACGCCAGCAAGAGGCGGCGCAACGATTCCTTGCGGCTATCTTTGCTGATCGTAACGGCGAGACCTCAAGCCTCAATCTGGGGGATTCGGCGGCGAAAAAGCTCCGGCAGCGGCGCGGGTTCCATTCCGATAGTAAGCTTGGCAAGTTGTATCGTTGCCTTGCCTATCGTAAATATGCGGTAACAAAAGCGACCCTCATTCGTGAATCTGGCATGACCCCGCTTTCGGTTTATAAGGGAATCCAAACCTTGCGCCGTAAAGGTTACAATATCCAGACTGTAGCCGGTCATGGTATCAAGCGCAGATATAAGCTTGCAAGTTAACCGGCGGGCGGCTATAACATGGGGGCGGGGCGATGTTGTCCCGCTTCTTGAAACCAACGTGAAGGGGCGAAACCATGTCTAACACTTTTGAAAAAACAGCGGCATCTAAAGGCTATGAAAAGATCGGCCTTGCCCATGTCTTAATCCTTGTGCTGGCTGTCTCTCAGGTTGCCGACATTGTTTCCCACCTTCTTTCATAAGGAACTTAAACCGATGACTAATAACAAAGCTTTAAATATCACCCCTGAAACCAACGCAGATGATCTTGTTGTTTTGGATCGTAAACAGCTTGTAATGTTTGCAAAGCAATTGCAGCATCTCAATACGATGATGAACCACCTCAAACAAACAGCCGATTTATTAGGCATTCCAGACTGGGACTTGGATAGAAACAATACGGTCAGAGCCTATGCTGAACAGTTGAAGGTTATCAAAACCGACGAGTAATCCTAACGAAATCCTCCCCAACCTTTGCCCGCTTGGCTAGTCCGGCGGGTTCTTTTTTGCCTGAAGCTTAGTAAATATCATTGCGGGTTGTTATTGCGGGATATTTTGGGCGGGGAATGTCTGCAAAATTGCTATGAATATTGACCACGATATAGCAAAACAATAATTACAGGTATGACAAATGACTAACGCGTGTGTGTATGTGATGCAAAGCGGCGGGATAAACCGGCAGTTAATAGTAGGGCGTTGGTTTTGTGATTCCCTTGGGTATCGCCGAAGGGACAAACCAGCATAAAAATATATATATTTTGCCTCTACACCCCCGCGTAACGGCCACTACCCCCCCTAGTACAAGTGCTAGCAGCAGAGACAGCAATTTTATCCTTGAGGGTTATCGATACGGTTATGAAACCGACGTGTAGGGGGGCTTGCCCCAGAGCCTAGACAAAAAAAGACCCCAAAGGGATCTCCCAGTGGGGTAAAGAAACCGACGTATAGGGGGAATGGGGTGGTATAGTGTTATTTCCCGGCGGGTCTTACCCTCAGTATAAGGGTAAAATTCAATTTTGTCAAGAAAAAACTAACCAATATCGCTATTTTATACATTTCTTATTGACTTACAGGCTCTTGACCCCTATAATTGTGTTGTGGGGCTAGATTATTCTAGCGCATCCCGACAATTAACCTCTTGACTTGTAACAACAGGGCGATGTAGGCTAAGAAATCGGTCCCACAACTCTTTTTACAAGGAAATCGACATGCTATATGAAGCAGCAATACTTGTCTGCCTGTCGGTTTCACCCGACACATGCCACGAACTCAAAGATACACGCGGTCCTTACGAGACAAAAGAAGCCTGTAAGGCTCGTGTAGACGAGATGTCTACGTTTGCAATAACAGCTAACCTATTCGAACTCGATATCAAGTGGAAATGTGCGTCGGTTTCGGGACAAAACGATGAATCTACTTCCCCAGACACACAAGAAGAAGGACTTGACTCCCCAACAGGAAAAGTTCCTCGACTTTCTGTTTGAAAATGGCGGACAAGTCACAGCAGCAGCCATCGATGCCGGTTACTCGCGGGGTTCTGCCGCGTGGCTACGTTCTACGCTTGCTGATGAGATTATTGACCGTACAAAAACAGTCCTAGCTACTAACGCATTCAAGGCTGCAAGCCGCGTCATAGCAACAATAGACAATCCTACCCCTGAACGTGGAGATGACTTGCGCCTCAAGGCTGCTGAGTCGCTCTTAAACCGCGTTGGCGTAGCAAAGCAAGAACAAATCAACCACAACGTAACCGCCGTTCACGGCGTAGTCCTGCTGCCGCCTAAGAAAGAGGTAATTATTGATGGCTAAACGTCCTAAGTGGTTAACACGGGCTATGGACCCTTCCACACCAACAACCTACGCAAATGAAACGATGCGTACTCTCGACTTTGAAGCAGACGGTATAACTTATATTGCCCCGACTATAAGAAGATCACAAGAAGGGCTAGAACGTCTGTCTAATGAAGAAGCAATAAAAGAAGCTGTGCGAAGAAGAGATGCTATTCCTGTTCCAAAAGGAATGACCGGAACAGAGTTTTCAAAACTTCTTAGTGATATGGTGGATCAAGCAAGGAAGCATCGTGGAAGAAAAGCCAACGAATCAGCCGAAACGACCCGGTAGACCTAAAAAAGATCCAAACGCACCGAAACAAACGTACCAGCTATCTACGGCTGAACGTGCTCGTCGTGGTGCACAGAAGCGACTACGTGCCGCAAAGAAAAAAGCAACGCAAGCAACTAAAAAAGCAGAAGCACAAAGAGACTATGCACGTAAACTCGAAAAGACAATCGGAAAAGTTGAAAAAGGTATCAACGGCGACGGAAGTACAGTGGTCGACATGGGAGATCTCTCCGTTCTACCCGAATCCGTATCTGAACTCGTACACGACAGTGAAATTGTATTTCAACCAAACGCTGGACCACAAGAAGAGTTTCTTGCAGCGTCAGAGCAAGACGTACTTTACGGCGGAGCCGCTGGTGGCGGTAAGTCGTTCGCTCTACTTGCTGACCCCTTACGCTATTGTCACAACCCTAATATGCGCGGCCTTCTTCTCAGACGCACTTTAGACGAACTAACAGAACTAATCGATAAGTCACGCCAACTATACACAAAGGCATTTCCCGGAGCAAAGTTCCGTGAATCAAAATCAACGTGGCACTTCCCGTCGGGAGCCACCCTATGGTTTACATACCTAGACAGAGATAAAGACGTTACCCGTTTTCAGGGACAGGCTTTTAACTGGATAGGCATCGACGAAATAACACAATACCCAACCCCTTATGTCTGGGACTACCTTCGTTCTCGTTTGCGTAGTACCGATCCCGAACTACAGAAATCTTTGAATATGCGTTGTACAGCCAACCCCGGCGGTGTCGGTGGCTGGTGGGTAAAGAAGATGTACATTGATTCTCGTACAGAGAACACTGCCTTCCCCGCATACGATATAGATACTATGAAGCCGTTTGTGTGGCCTAACGGTCACGAAAAGGCAGGTCAGCCGTTGTTCTACCGCAAGTTTGTACCAGCACGGTTGACAGATAATCCCCACCTCATGGCAGACGGTCAATACGAAGCCATGCTGAGATCGCTCCCAGAAGTCGAGCGGAAGAGGCTTCTCGAAGGGGATTGGGATGTGGCAGAGGGAGCAGCCTTCCCAGAATTTTCACGGAGCAGACACGTTGTCGAACCTTTCGATTTACCTACCAATTGGCCTCGCATTAGAGCGGCGGACTACGGCTACTCCGCGCCTTCCTGCGTTTTGTGGGGGGCTATTGATTGGGATAACAATATCTGGGTTTATCGCGAGTTGTACGCAAAACACTTGACAGCGGAGCAATTAGCTGATAAAATAATAGAAGCAGAACAATTTGACGCACAACCTCATTACACTGTACTCGATTCTTCCTGCTGGAACAAGACAGGCTTTGGACCGTCTATTGCGGAAGTTATGATGAGACAGGGAGTTCGATGGACTCCTTCAGACCGTAACCGCATTCAAGGTAAGATGGAAGTTCACCGCAGACTTGCGGATGATCCTTACACACAGGAACCACGTCTTCGTTTATTCTCTACTTGCCAGCATATCATCAAGCAGCTTGCAGGTATCCCGCTATCAAAAACCAACAGCGAAGACGTGGACACTAAAGCGGAAGATCACGCATACGACGCACTGCGATACATGATGATGACTCGTATGAGCGGATACGCAGCAATTCACCAACAACTAGGCGCAATCAAGAACCACGTATACAAGGTTCAAGACGACGTGTTCGGATATTAAAAGATGGCAAAAGCTATAATTGAAGCACAGTTTGATCCCGCACAGTTGACGTTGCGAGAGCTTATGGACTTGTACGTTCAAAAGCGAGGTATCAAGCAGCTTTCAGGATTGAGTGATGATGCTTTTAAAGCCTACATGGACAGACCCGCTATTGAGTTTTTTGAAAGTGCAAGAGAAGAAAACAATCCCCTACAAACCTATCTTGATAAAAAATCAAAAGAGGGAGTAAAAACAGGCTCTCTTACCAGCACTTACTCTGCAGTCAAAAACCTAGAAGACAATGTTATCCACCAGCTAAAACGCCTCAAAAGAATGGGTGAATATGCTGACGACGCAAATGGGTTTCCTAAACTTACTGATACTGTCGTGCAACCAAAGAAGGGCGCACCCCGTTCCAAGAAATTAAAGATAAACCCAAGTAAGTATGGTGAACTAAAAGCAAAGCTTCTACAACACGCAAAAGATAATCCAAAGGATGCTCCTGTTGTACGTGCGCTTATAGTTCAGATGTACACAGGCTTTCGTCCAAAAGAAATTATGGGTATGCCTATGAAAGGCACCATTCGTCCTGCAGATGATGGCAGTGCTGCAAAGGGTTTGTTTCTTCCGGCAGACTTAGCCAAGATGGACGAAGCAATGGCTATTCCGCTCACTCCACACGTTGAGGGTACTTTTAACGCTGCAATAAAATCTAACTCAACACGATTTAAGGACAAAAGCATCCCTGACCTGATGTTCCTCACAGACGACGGTAAGAAAATACCTGAAGGCGCGATGTCACGAGTGTTAAAGAGTATCAAGGTTCCCGGTATTCTTGAAGATGCACGAACAGGCGAGAAAATAGACTATCTTACTTCTTCTTATGATCTACGGCGTGGTCATGCCACGTACGTAAACATGCTAGGGTTCCCACCACAGGTTGGGGCAGAAATGAAAGCCCGTGCGATCAAAGAAGTTGGAGCGGGAGAGGAGCCTAAATATATAGCTAAACCATTCGGTTTCTACACTCCCCAGCAGCTATCCCCTCACATTGCGTTACACAATGCTATCGATAATCAGACTGCAGCGGCTATGGGTATCGAAGGTGCAAAGACGGATAGAAACATTCTTTTAGATCCTAATCAGGACGCTATCGAAACATTCAAGAACGTCAATCGCTCACAAGACTTTCCTACAATTAAAACAGTAGAGTTGAGAAACGTAACACCGGTTGATATTCCTTCTAATATTACGCTACCTGAAGTTACAGCAAATGAGCCTGTTGATATACAACTTAGAAATTCACGTTTCAAAAGTGCGTTAAACAAGATTGATTGGAATAGCGTAAAAAGTGGAGCAGCAGTGGCTACAACAGGCGTATTGTCACTGATCGATCCTGTTGATGCAGCAGTCACTGGAGTAACCAGATCTAATATTCTTGGAACGGCAGTTTCAGAAACTTTAGCACCATCTGATACAGGTCTAGATCTCCCAGAAAAAATAGCGGAAGCTTACGGGATGTCAAAGCAAGATGCTTATAGCTTGTCTGAGGTAGAGTTAAACAAACTAGATAGATTACATACTCAGCGTATGCAGCGTTCACAAGAGGCGCAATCAGAAGTTGCAAGCGCAGCATCTATCGCACCCGTAACTGCATCAGAAGAAAAAAGATTTGAAGGCATGAGAAGCCAAGCACGGAATCTTCGTGATCTTCAAGACTCCCTAGCATCAAGCAAACCACGCCTTGATAACGGGGAACAACCAACAATAACACCTTAACTGGGGGAGTTACCCAATGCCAATGAATAATTACAACTACGGTGCGTCTTATATCACCGGTTCCGATAAAACATCTGTAGACGATCAGTCAGGTGTATCAACACTATACCGCGAAGGTCTAGAGTTTGACACACGGGCTAAAACTGGTGTTCTCACAGAAGATATGCCTAAGAAGCAAACTAAAACTACTGTCGATCCGTCAGTTATGAAGATGGCTGAAGACCGTAACTACTAAGGATATTTTCTTATGGAAGATAGGTTTCTAGAACCTGCAGATGACCAACCTGTTGATGTTGTTTCTCCAGATGACCAAATGCCTAATCTGGCGGAGCATATTAACAAGAAGTTTGAAGATGCAGAAAATGGACGTTATGCTTATGAGCAGCGTTGGTTGCAAGCATATAAAAACTTTCGTGGTATATATGATTCTACAACGCAGTATCGCGACACAGAGCGTTCTAAGGTATTTATTAAAATTACCAAGACGAAGGTTCTGGCTGCGTACGGACAGATCGTAGATATCTTATTTGCTAACAAAAAGTTTCCTATCGTCGTGGAATCTACCCCAGTACCAGAGGGCGTGGCAGAATTTGCTCATCTAAAAACACCCTTAGATGACCTAATAAATCCGCCAGATGCTGATCCTTACGGTTTCGAAGGAGACGGTAGAGATTTGCTTCCCGGTGCAACACGTGCCGAAGAGCCGAAGCATTTCTTAGGTGCGTATTCAGGACTAAAAGATGGCCCTGTCGTTAAAGGACCGGCGTTAGCTGGGGAGCCTCAGATTTCACCAGCCCAAAAGTCTGCTCTTATGTGCGAGAAGCACATCCATGATCAACTTATAGACACTAACGCTGTGACTACTATTAGAAAAGCTATATTTGAGTCTGCTCTACTAGGTACAGGCGTTATCAAGGGTCCGCTGAATATGTATAAACGTATTCATCAATGGGAGCGGGACGAAAGCGGTGAACGTACATATCAACCATACGAAAAAATAGTTCCCCGTATTGAGCACGTTTCAATCTGGGACTTTTACCCAGATCCATCAGCAACCGATATCGAAGATGCAGAATTTGTAATTCAACGACACCGAATGAATCGGCAACAGATTCGTGGTTTGATTACGATGCCACATTTTCGTTCTGATACTATCAGGGAAGTCCTAGCAAAAGGACCGAACTACACAGATAAATACTTCGAAGATACAATCCGCGAGGATGAAACAGAAGCATATTATAAAGAAAACCGTTTCGAAGTTCTTGAGTATTGGGGCGTGATCGATTCACACATGGCCCAATCCGTAGGGATGGAGATAGACCAGCAACCTGACGAGTTAACTCAGATTCAAATTAATGCGTGGGTTTGCGGTGGCGAAGTTATACGATGTGTTGCTAATCCGTTTACTCCTTCGAGAATACCGTTTTTTGTGACCCCCTACGAAATTAACCCTTATCAGCTATGGGGTGTAGGTGTAGCAGAAAACATGGAAGATGCCCAAATGCTTATGAACGGTCACGTTCGTATGGCTATTGATAATCTTGCTCTTGCAGGTAACCTAGTGTTTGATGTAGATGAAGCTAGCTTGGTTCCCGGTCAGAACATGGACATCTTTCCCGGAAAAATCTTCCGTCGTCAGTCTGGTGTTACAGGAACAGCAATCAACGGCCTAAAGTTTCCTAATACTGCACCTGAGAACATTCAAATGTATCAGATTAGCCGACAGTTGGCTGATGAAGAGACAGGTTTGCCGTCTATTATGCACGGTCAAACTGGGGTATCAGGCACGGGTAGAACGGCTGCTGGTCTGTCTATGCTCATGGGTGGCGCAAGCCTCTCTATGAAGACAGTGATTAAGAACATAGACGATCATCTTTTGAAGCCTATGGGCGAAGCGTACTACCAGTGGAACATGCAGTTTAACGAAGATATGGACGACGTTAAGGGTGATCTTGAGATTAAGCCTCGTGGTGTAGCTGCTGTTATGCAGAAAGAAGTACGTAGTCAGCGTCTCATTGGTCTACTTCAGACAGTATCAAATCCGATGTTAGCACCGTTTATCAAGATTCCAAACCTAATAAGGGAGTTGGCAATCTCTCAAGATATCGATCCTGATAGTCTGGTTAACGATGTAAACGAAGCGCAAATCTACGCCGAAATGTTAAAAGGAATGATGGCAAATGCTGAACAACAAGCAAGCCCAGATGGTGGCCCCCCTAGTCAACAACCCCCCGGTATGGCAGGGGCTGGAGGAGTACCTCAACAGCCTCAAGATGCTGGTGGTACAAGCCCTGACGGTAGCGCAGTCGGAGTCGGAGTTGCGCCAGTTGCAGGGGAAGCTGGTTTTACTGGAAACGCTCCTCAAGTTGAAGGATAATCACATGGCAGTTGTTAAGGGATCAAAATAATGAGTTTTGTAGACTGGTATTACCCGCAGCCTGTTACGACACCGGATGAGGCTGTCGAAGAAATAAAACAAATTGCTGATGCGGCACCTGTAGCAGGTGATGACGATACGCGCGGCGGCGGTACAGAAATGCACGAAACTGGCGTTGCACGGACGTTCGGTCAAGGCCCAGACATAGACATTAATGCGCTAAGTGTGGTTAGTGCTAACGATATTCAGTTTACTGATTTTAATGACTATCTTAGTGCACGAGGGTTGCCAACACGAGAAGGATTTTTCTCTGGGACTAATTTTAGTTCATTAGGATCACAGTCCAATCTTCCCGGTGCTAAAACTATGTCAGGTATAGCCGGAGCAGTTTCAGGCAGTCCTATGGTGGGTTTTGCTGCAGGTGTGTTTAGTCCTACACGCGAGGTAATCGATCCTACTGGTACATCGTCTAGGTACATCCACGAATCAGGAATATTTAACACAATTGCAAGCATGAGTATTGCAGAAGAGTTTGCCGATTTAGGCGCAATCAAGGATGCTTACGAAAAAAATCCTACAGGGGGTAGTAAGCAAAACGGAATCATTATGCACATGAACGGTCGTCCTATCTATCGGATGCCGGGATCTGCTTACTACAAGCATAAAATTCCGGGGCTAGGAGAAATTAGTCAACTTCAGGGTCAAAATCTAGAAAAGCTAGCAATGGCACCTCACGCGTTTAGTACCTTTAAGGCACAGCTTTTAAAAAACGATAGCAATTTCGAAGGTGGGAGCACTCTCAGCCCCAACGATACATTCATATCGACACCTAACGGTGGATACAACTTAGACGGAACGTTTAACTTTGGGGGTCAAACATCTGCTGCTATGGGACTCATGGAAGATAAAGTTTCTTTAGGCAACCAGTTGTTCGATCACGTTACAGATCCAAATGCAAAGGCGCAAGCTGCAGCTAGAACAAGCTACGCCACTGCTGTTCTCGAAGGGTTACGAAGTTTACCATCGAACGCGACTTCTGCTCAACGTACGGCAGTCATTCAAAACGTTGTGAACATGTCTAGGAACATGACAACGCCTACAAGTATATTGTCAATAGGTGCAGAACCGAAACGACAAGCGGGAGTTTCTAGAAGTGAAGCTGAAGCAAAAACGAATAGAGACAGACTAGCGAAAGTTCAAGCCAATCAGTACAGCGGTGGCAATGACAACCCAAATGATTATGGCGGTTCTGGTGTAGAGGATGCAGCAACGGGTTCTGGCGCACAAGATTTTGAAACTGGATTAAGTCACGCTCAAGGCGGCAAGATTCGTGGGTACGCTCCCGGCGGAGAAGTTTCATCTGACTCAGACGACGCTGCCGACGACGAAATGGGTGACGTTGCAACGATGGATTCATCCTACAGTGCAGATCCTGACTCATTTTCCGATGAAGATGCAGGGATGTACGATGGCGGCAATGACGATTCTGATGATCGCGGATCGGATGAAACAAAAGCAGCAGTCAACAAAAACATCAGGGATAACATCGTATCGGCCCTGCAAAATCGTAGCCTAACACCGGATCAAAGACGCCAAGTTAATCAACTGGTACAGGGAAGCACACCCTCAATTGAAGAACTAGATGCTCAAAAAGGATTTGTAAGTACGCCTTCTACAAAATCTTCGGGTACATCTACATTTGGTAACTTCTTAGAAGACACTGCAAATGCTTCTCTTCAAGCCGGTTTCTTACAGGCACTAGGTATGGCTATAGGATTTAACTACGGCGGGACAGTTAAAAATAGTTACGCTGAAGGAGACATGATCACAGGGGAACAGGCTACTCAACAGGGTGAGCCTGTCCTAACTGCCAACGAAGTTATGGAAGGAGCCGAATCTGGCTTCATTCAGGCAAAGCCATCTCAGGTATCTGAAGCTGCTACAGTAGCAGACGACGTTGATATGCGAGGCGACGTAGGCGGAGAAATAATTAACGCATCCGCTGTTGTAGAGGCAGGTGAAGCAGACATTGCTAAAATGATTGAGGACGCACGAAACTATGCCCGTCAAAACGGAATTGAGTTGCCTGAGAGCAAAGAAAAAAGCGATATCCGTGTATCAAAGGGCGAAGCTTACATTGAAAAGGAATTAGTTCCAATTATTGGTCGGGACAAAATTCGCAAGATTAATAATCGTGGTAAGAAAGACACTCGTCGCAAGATTAAAGAAACACAGGCGGCTGCAGAAGGCGGCTTCATAAAAAAAAAGTTCGCAGAAGGTGACACGATAAAAGGCTCCCTCAGTAGAGCAATAGGGTCTGATCAAGTCAACGTGACTCAGCAAGATGCGATGGGATTTGTACCTACTGCACCGTCTTCCAGAGATAGTTTTCAACCTCTTCCTAGCACACCGCTACCTAAACTAAATTCTTTTGAAAGAGAAGCACGGGATCTACTAGAAGTTCTCGAAGATAACAAAACAAACGCTTACATCCCAGAGGGAAAAAGCAAAAGCGGAGCGACTATAGGAATAGGCTTTGATATTGGACAACACAACGTTCGTGATTTAAGGCGTATGGGATTTAGTTCAGACCTCATTGAAAAGCTAACTCCATATACGATGAAAAAAGGAACGACAGCTAAATCCTTCTTGAAGTCTAATCCACTGTCCTTAAACGAAAGACAGATAGAAGATATTAACACAACCGTTATTCGTAAAAAATACGAAGACTTTAGCCGGATATATCCAGAATACTCCAAAATAAGAGATGCAGGAAAACGTGCAGTTATGTTCTCCGCATTTTTCGGAGGTGGTTTACAGAGATATAAGACCTTTAGAAACGAATTTGATAAAGCACAAAATGTGGAGCAGGCTCTCAAGAAAGGACTAATTAATATAGTTCCTAAAGGAGCAGCGGAACATAACCGTGCTAAGAAAGCTTTGAATTGGTATAGAAACTACGGGATTAAGGTTATGCCTACTCCTACATCTAAACCAAGACAGAATCCGTCAGCTACCCGCTAACTTAGCGGCCCTGACACAACCGGAGCGGCTACCCACAGCCATGTGGCCCCGCTAGTGAGGTAATAAAATGGCAAAACAAAAAGTACGCGGCCACCGTGCCAACAAACCAAACGACTCTTTTGGTACCGTTAATAATGATTCTCTTTATAAGGGAAAGTATCGTGAAGAAGTCTACGAAGACGACGAAGATGATACGGAACTTGAAGCTAGCGAAGAAGTTGAACAGGACGCTGAACAGCCTGTAGCTGCAGAGGAAGCTGGAACCTTTGGTTCTAAGCCAGAATCTAAAGAACCGGATTATAAAAAACGATATGACGACCTTAAACGACATTATGACGAACGGCTTGCTGAGTGGAAACAAGAAAAGGACGAGTTTGTAACCCGTCTTAACACTTCTTCCAAACCGCAAGTTGCAGAAGATACATCGGAATTAGGCGCATTTAAAGATCAATACCCCGATGTGTACGACGCAATCCACAAGATTTCATCATCCCAATCTGAAGCTAGGGTGAAGGGTCTTGAAGAAGAGTTATCGCAGATTAAGGAACGTGAACAAGCCTTAGAAAAACAAAAGGCTTATCAAGAGTTACTTAGACTGCAGCCCGATTTTGACAACTTAAAAGACGACGAAGCCTTTAACACTTGGCTTAAAAGTCAGCCTAAATCAATTTCTGATGGTGTTTACAATAACAGCACAGATGCTTTTTGGGCTAGTCGGGTAGTTGACTTGTACAAGGCAGACGCTGGCCTGTCAAAAAATACAGCATCAAAACCTAAACAAAACAAAAAAGCTGATGCTGCCATGTCTGTATCGCGTAGCACTTCAAAAGAAGTTCTAACAACAGACGGTGACAAGCGTGTTTGGAAAGCTTCACAAATCGCCAAGATGAAGGCGCACGAGTTCGAAAAGCTAGAAAGCGAATTGGACTTGGCTCGTTCTGAAGGGCGAATCGACTTCAACTCTTAGAATAAACCTCAAAATGGAAGGAAAAGCAGATGGCTTTTAATCGCGCTGCAGGTTACAATAACCTGCCTTCCGGTAACTTTACACCGGAAATCTTTAGCCAAAAAGTCCTCAAATTTTTCCGTCGCGCTTCGGTTGCTGAAGACATCACGAATACCGATTACGCGGGGGAAATTGAGAACTTTGGAGATACAGTACGTATCATTAAAGAACCTACAATCACAGTAAGCAGCTACTCACGTGGCTCTGTGGTTAACCCACAAGACTTGGCTGACGACCAGACAACTATGGTTGTTGACCAAGCAAACGCATTTGCGTTCAAAATCGATGACATCGAAGAGCGTCAGTCTCATGTTAACTTTGAGGCACTGGCTACTTCTTCAGGTGCATACTCTTTGAAGCGCAAGTACGACTTCAACGTCCTTCAGGCAATTGCTGACGGTGCTGGCCTTGCCGGTGCTGACGACGCATCCCTTGCTGGTGGTCTTACAAATACCAACACTGCTCTGGGTACTGCCGGTACTCCAATTGCAGTTCACACTGCTCCAGACAACGCTGTCAACCTGATGCTCGAAATGGCAAAAGAACTTGACGAGCAGTCTGTTCCAGAAGAGAACCGTTGGTTCGTTGCTTCTCCTGCTTTCTACGCCAAGCTGTTCTCAGCCGGTGCAAAGTTTGCAGAAGTTCAGGTAACTGGCGACGGCACTTCACCATTGCGGAACGGTCTTGTAATGCAGGGTCAGATTGCTGGCTTTAACTGCTACAAGTCAACTGCTCTGGTAGCAGGCGGCACAGATGCAATCAGCATCTCTGGTGTTGCTGCAGCAGATGGTGAGTCTGTTGTTTTGGCTGGTCACATGTCAGCCGTTGCAACTGCATCTCACATTGCAAAAACCGAAGTAGTTCGGTCAACTGAAACCTTCTCCGACATCGTTCGTGGTCTTCATGTGTTTGGACGTAAAGTCCTTCGCCCAGAAGCACTCGTTCGCGGTGTTGTAGATACTGTTGCTTAAAGGGAGAACTAGATAATGGCTACTTACTCTATTACTGGTGTCGGAACTACCGGCTTCCCAGCAAGCGGACCAAACGTACGTGTAGTTGCAGAAGTTGTTGATTTTAGCTCAACGACTAACGCTGCTGCTGACGTGTTTGAAGTAATCAGTGTTCCTGCGAACACAGTCGTCTTGGCTGCAGGTATCAATGTTGTAACAGCAGACTCTGCTGGCAACTCTGGTACTCTTGCTCTTGGTGACGCTACGGATGCTGACCGCTTTGTTGCTGCTTCGACTCCTGCAGCGGCTGGTCAGGAAACTCCTATCTTTGCCTCGACTGCACCTAAGATGTACTCTGCTGCAGACACAATTGACCTAACTGTCGCAACTGGCGCAATTAACGCCGTTGTTCGTGTATGGGCAATTTTTGCTGATTGTACTGGCGGTGTAGAAACTGCACAGACAGTTACCTTCTCATAATCTACCGTCGGGGGGCAGGGCAACTTGCCCCCTTGACACCTATTTTAATTTATGTTATAAGCAATAACCTTTGCCGGGGATAAATACACTATGGCAGCTAAAAAGTCAAAAAGTCCTACACCTAAGAACAAAGCTCTATATGCAAAAGTAAAAGCCGAAGCTAAACGTAAGTTTGACGTTTACCCAAGCGCATACGCAAATGCTTGGTTGGTCAAGACATACAAGAGGCGTGGCGGGACGTATGCCTAATGGCTAAACCAAAAGGCGGCTTAACTAAATGGTTCAAGGAAGACTGGCGAGACGTAAAGACCGGCAAGAAGTGCGGTCGTTCTGGTTCAGAGAAAAAGAAACGTCCGTACCCAGCCTGTAGACCTGCTAAAGTCGCAAGCCGTATAACTAAGAAAGAAGCGGCTAAGAAGACAGGACCAAGCAAAGTAAAGTGGTCTGTTACAGCTTCAGGTAAGAAAAGGAAGAAAACTAGTGCCACCAAGAAAGCCTAGAAAACCTGACAACATGCCAGCCCGTAATAAAAAGAACTTCCGTCCTACGAAGTCTGGGGCAGGTATGACAGCGGCTGGTGTAAAAGCATATCGTAAAGCAAATCCCGGCAGTAAGCTGAAGACTGCTGTTACCGGAAAGGTAAAGCCGGGAAGTGCTGCAGCTAAGCGTCGCAAGTCCTATTGTGCGCGGTCTGCTGGGCAGATGAAGAAATTTCCTGCAGCAGCAAAAGATCCGAACAGTCGTTTGCGTCAAGCAAGAAAGAGATGGAAATGTTAGCAGCCCTAATCGGACCAATCTCAAACCTAGCCGGAACGTGGCTAGAAGGTAAGGTCGAAAAGACTAAAGCCGAAACCGGTGCGAAGGTAGCCAAAGCAAAAGCTGAAGCTGTCATCATGGAAAAGAAAGCTACCGGTGAAATCGACTGGGACTTGAAGATGGCAGATGCCTCTGCGTCTAGCTGGAAAGACGAGTGGCTTACAATTTTGTTTTCAGTGCCCTTGATTTTAGCCTTCTGCGGTGAGTGGGGTCGGCAGATTGTTACAGATGGTTTTACAGCTTTAGAAACTATGCCCGAATACTATCGGTATACTCTGGGTGTTATTGTAAGTGCAAGTTTCGGAACACGAGCAGCAACAAAGTTCTTCGGTAAAAAATGATTACGGTAGAGCAGTTCCTTAAATGGAAGGTTTTGCCTCGTTGTATGATGTTAGCTAGCACTGTTATGTCTTGGCGATGTGCTGAGTGGTTCATGGAGTTAGACACTCCGACCGCTGCCCAGAGTGCTTTCGTCAGTGTAGTAATGGGTGTAATGACGGGTGTATTTGGGATTTGGATGGGCCATGAACACAAAGGCGACAATAAGAGTTAAAAGTCCGTGTGTCGGTATATGCACATTAGATTCTGCAGGAAAGTATTGTACTGGCTGCGGTAGAACTATAGAGCAGATAATCAGTCGAGGTAAAACTAGATGATATGGTCTTTATTACTTACAGCATGTATGCAAGCTACCTGTGCAGAACAAAGTATACAGTGGTTTGAAGAAAAACAGCAGTGCATCGAATTTAAAATACTTCACGAAGAATTACCACAAGACGGACATTGGAATACAGTTAAATACGAATGTGTTTTAGTTAACGGAGTGCAAACTTAAATGTCTATGTTTAAGATGGAAAATACTGAAGGTTATCCTAAAGTAAAAACATACACAGAGTCAGAAATCATGTCTGCTGTTAAGGCGTACGTTAGTACGTGGCCCTTAGAGAAGGTTATAGAGCATGTTACTGCCAGTGTATACGAAGAGTTTATGGACAGAAGTAAACCTAGAGTACGTGTAGACACTCTCGTTGCAAACTTTGGAAAAAACAAATGAAATACAATACTTCACATTTCCTAGATAAACTTATCGAACACGAAGGTATGGTCTTGACTGTCTATGAAGACAGTTTGGGTATTGAAACCATCGGCATTGGTCGTAACCTCAAAGACAGAGGCATCACCAAAGAAGAACTAGAATACATGGATATCCCTAGCATGGCGGTTGTTTACGAACATGGTATAACAGAAGCTGACGCACGGTATCTTGCCCTCAACGATATCCGAATCGTAGAAAACGAATTGTGTCGGGTTCATCCGTGCGTAGAAAACCTCGACTCTGTTCGCCAGCTAATCCTTATGGACATGGCTTTTAACATGGGTGTCCCTCGCCTATGTAAGTTCGTGAAGATGTGGAATGCTATCCACGAAGAACGGTTTGACATAGCCGGAATGGAAATGATGGATTCAAGATGGGCAAAGCAGGTAAAATCTAGGTCTGTTAAGCTTTCAGAGGCTATGAGAACAGGCGAGTTTTAAACTATGTTTACATGATAGTTTTTGTTCTTTACGTATATCTAGGTGCAAATGTTATAGACAACACCCAAAAGTTTGTAGACATGGACAGATGCTTGTACTTCGCAGAAAAGTTATCTCGACAGCAGTCTGTTCCAACAGGAGATGGTAGAAGACTAAATATAACCGCAATTTGCCGACCCCAACCAAAGTAAGGAACCAACCATGATTGCCGAAACCCTTGCCGGGATTGCTTTGGTAAAACAAAGTGTAGACTTTATCAAGTCCAATATTTCTACCGTACAAGATATCGGACAGATTGCGGGTCAAATTGACGATTTGTTTCGTGGCGAAAAAGAAATACAAAAGCAACGAAGCAAGAAATCAGGCAGCGGTCTAACCGACCAGTTCGGAGTTCAATCGGTTGCCCAAGAGACAATTGATGCCAAGCTTGCACAAGAAAAGATGCAAGAGGTATCTATGATGATTGACATGCGGTTTGGGCCGGGAACTTGGAAGGGTATCGTTGATGAACGAGCCAGACGAATCCAAGAAGCAAAAGAAGCAGCCCTAAAAGCACGTCGGCAAGCCATACAAGAACATAACGAGTTTATGGAATCAGTTAAGATGTTTCTTGTGGTAGGTGGAGTTATACTGGCTGCAATAGCTTTGATAGTTGGCGTTATGGTATCAGCAAGCGCATCCTTGATGTAATTACTTGACTTTCTCCTGCTAGTTATCTATAATAGCTTTAGAGGAGAATACATGAGAACTCTTGCTATAGACGCCTTACGGCACAGATACGAGGCACAAAAGAAGAATGCGGAATACACTTTTAAACATTGTACAGACAATCTCGAACGGCTTGATGCTGCTTTGGCAGAATGGGTTGACGCAGACCAAAAGATTAATGCACTTAGCGATATCGAAGATGACTACGATTTTACCGTCCAAACAAGACATGCAAGCTTGTATGGTTAGGTATCTTGCATTGGGTTTGCTAAATACTGGCAAGCCTTTTACTCGTGTAGGCAATTGGTTCTGGAAGAAGCACCGCGACGTGCTTAATTGGAACAAGTAATGGCACTTCGCAAACCGCAACATAGAAAAGTAGTTTAGATGTCCATCACTTCATATCCAAGTAAGGTAATATTTGGCACTACTGGTAATGATGTTGCATTTGCTGACCATACAGTTGATGCGTTTGGTAGACTGCGTATAAGTCAACCCTATACTCTATTTGATAGCCAGAACCGTTTTCAAGCTGACTCACAGTTTGATACCAGTTCAACAGGCAGTGGGGCATTTGCCCATTTACCTAACGAGAGTAGTAACTCTATGGAGGTGGGTACAGCTACTGGTGAAGTCATACGGCAGACAAAACGTGTGTTTCCATACCAGCCGGGTAAGTCGCTGCTCACCCTTGCTACATTTGCAATGGCTGCATCACAGGCTAATCTACGCCAACGTGTAGGTTACTTTGGTTCTGATGATGGTGTGTATTTTGAACAGAATGAAACAGACCTACGTTTTGTAATTCGCACATCAACAAGCGGCAGTGCAAGTGACGCACGGTTTGTAACACAGGCTAACTGGAATGTCGATAAACTGGATGGTACTGGTCCTAGCGGATACACATTAGATGAAACAAAGACTCAGATTCTTTTGATTGACTATGAGTGGCTTGGTGTTGGCACAGTTCGTGTAGGTTTTGTAATTGATGGTAAGAACGTAATCTGCCACAAGTTTCATAACGCTAACAATCTCACTGAAGTCTATATGAAGACAGCTATCCTGCCGATACGTTACGAGATTACCGCAACAGATACTATTGGTTCTGCCGCTACAATGAAACAAATTTGTAGCACGGTTATCAGCGAAGGTGGCTATCAGCAAGATGTAAATGAATTGGCTGCACAGCGCACTACTACGCTTTCAAGTATCGGTCTAACAACTTTACCTTTAGTATCCGTTCGTTTGAATAGTGGTTCTCTTGATGCTGTTGTACTTCCACAAATTGTTAAAGTCTTGCCTACTACTGGACAAGATTACATTATAACACTTGTTCGTAATGCCACATTAACAAGCCCATCTTGGGATACCAGCACATTTAC